CATGAGTCACGGCGGCTGGGCTTTGATCTGGATTGAGTCATACCCCGAAGACCAGTCCTCGCTGCCGCACGAACTCTGGCACGCCATCCACGGATTCACCCGCCACATCGAGTCCGGCGACGAGGAGACCGGCGCCTATCTTATTGGACACTATGACCCGCGCATCCGCGCAAAACTGAATAAAAAACCATGAGCATCAAATACCGAGGAGAAACATTCTCCGGATACAACAAGCCCAAACGCACACCGGACGGCCCCAAGAAGTTTGCCGTGCTGGCCAAGTCGGGAGAACAGACCAAGTTGGTCCGCTTCGGTGATCCCAACATGTCGATCAAGAAGGATCAGCCAGCCCGCAAGGCCAGCTACTGCGCCCGCAGCGGCGGCATCAAAGGCACTGGCGACAAACTCTCGGCCAACTACTGGTCGCGCAAAGCATGGAGCTGCTAAATGAAAAAAGGACTATACGCCAACATCAATGCCCGCAAAGCGGCCGGCACCAGCCGCCCGAAAAGCAAGTCAACCGTCAGCCCGAAGGTCTACTCCGACATGAAGGCCAAGCGCGGAGGTTTCAAGGGCAAATGACCAGCGCCGTCCTCATCGCCATCGTCGGCTTCATGTATTTCGCCGTGGCCATCGACCAAGCGTTTATCCATCACAACTTTTGGAATGGCCTCATCTGGTTCGGCTACGCCGTGGCGCAGATCGGCTTGTGGCACGTCACCGTGCAACCCTGACACTATGGAGAAGTATCGCATTATGACACCCGAGATCGAGGAAATCGACAAGACCATCACCTTGCTCAAGAGCAAGCGGCAGAAGCTCGTCGCCGAAGCCGCCAAGCGCAAGGCCGATGCCTTGTGCGCCGAGATGAGGAAGCGCAAGGGCAAATGAATTTTCAAGCAGCAGTTCAACGTATTGCGCCGGCAGGAGGCATTCGCCCCGCTAGTCACATAACCGCGAGTTCCGTAAGCGCAACAAAAGCGGAACCTGCTGCCCATATTTTATGATCGCCTTCTTCCCCGACCGCGAGCGTGTCTACGTCAAGGGCAAGGACGCCCCCTGCCGCACGCTCGTCTACTGCAAGAACGGCGGCGGCGAGAACGACTACGTCACCGTCATCCGCGAAGACAACGGCGAATGGCTCACCGTGCGCATCGACCAGATCGTTTCGGCGCCGAATCCGACTTTGGACATTGAGGACACTTCTGACGCCTAAACAGCACACATCCGCACACATGAACGTCTCTCTCAACCAAAACGAAGTCCTTGTCTCGACCTACATAGGCTCTCGCCGCAATGCCGAGGCATCGTTCCGCAAACGTGCCCCGCGCTTCCCCGAGAAGACGCCGGGAGAATTGTGGGGCTTCCACATTGAGGCCGCGCACGCCGAATGCGCTGTGGCGAAGCTGCTTGGGCTTTATTGGGGTTTTGGTGTGAACACGTTTCACACGCCCGACATTGCCGGGACGAACTATGAGGTGCGTTGGTCGCAGCGCCCGAACCTCAAGGTCCGCCCCGATGACTCGGGCGTCGTGATTTCGGTCAGCGGCAAATCGCCCGACTACGTTGTCCATGGGTGGATCAATGCCGAGGACGCCAAACGCGACGAGTGGAAATGCGCGTCACCGCCTCCGTGCTATTTCGTGCCGCACGACAAGCTGCGGCCCGTCAGCGAATTACTGAAACGCTAATGACTTTGCGCAAAGGATGAAAGGACGATCAACAACAAAGGGCCGGGGTTACTTGTTCTCCGGTCAGGGTTGCGCCAATCGTCCGGAAACCCAATGCGCGGTGGCGGCACTGGGGGGTGCTGCCACCACTTCTTTACGATGAACAAGACGCCAAAGGACAAGACGCTTTTAACTGAATCATTTAAGACAATGATTCATGGCGTTGATGGCAGCAAGTATTGGGTGCCGGTAGATTTTGCCAGAGGCATTGAGTCTCGGTGGCGCAAGGCGAGAAAAGCCGAGATGGAAGCGACCGCGAAGATGTGTCAAGCGGTCGGGCAACTGAGCACAATCGCCGATGATTGTGAGGCTTGGCTCCAGTCGGAAATACAAGAACCGAGCGTGGAGTTTATCAAGGCCGTGCGCGACTACGCGAAGAATGCGGTTGCCCCATGAGCGACAAGAAATCCACGCCACGCTCCCGCTTCACGCCGACACCGCATCCGGTGATGAAGCTGCCGCCCAAGGACGTGCTCTTGGCTATCGGGCCAGAGAAGGGCTGGGACCTGCTGCTCAAGCGGGAAGAACTAATCCTCAAGGAAAAGGTAGATCCCTACCGCTACGGCTACCGCCCACCGATCTGGAACAAGGCCAGTCAGCTACTGGAGGATAACCGCGAGATCCTTGTCATGGGCGGCAACAGATCCGGCAAAACGGAGTGGGCCGCACGCGAAGTGATCCACAGATTGTATCACAAGAAACAATCCGTGGCGTGGTGCTTCCAGACCACCGCCCCCAACAGCATTGAGATGATGCAACCCCGCGTCTTCAAATATCTTCCGGCCGACTGGCGGCAGGCGCGCAAGGGCACGGTCACGAACATCACCTACTCGGTCAAAGGGGGCTTTACCGAAAACAAGTTCGTCGCACCGAATGGCAGCCAGTGCATCTTCCGCAACTACGCACAGGACATCAGCACCATCGAAGGCGGCGAGATTGACATAGCATGGTGCGACGAGTTGGTGCCGCTGGATTTCTTGGAGACCTTGCGCTTCCGTCTGCTCGACAGGAACGGCGTGCTCATCGTCACGTTCACTCCCATCGAAGGCTACTCGCCCACGGTAAAAGACTACCTCACCGGCGCCCGCAACGTGGAGGAATGCGATGCTGAGTTGCTGCCCAAGTTTGAAGACAACAAAGGCGAGAAGGTCATTGTCGGCTACGAGAAAGTGCCCATCGTCCAGACAGGGCGCAAGGGCCGGCCGATCATTTACTTCCAGACCAAGAACAATCCGTGGGCCGGCTGGGAGCGCATGCAGCAGGAGCTACGCAACGAGACGCGGGAAAAGATCCTCTGCCGTGCGTATGGCGTCCCGACCCGCTCCATCAACAACCGCTTCCCGCTGTTCAATGACAAGGTTCACGTCATCAAGCATGAGTGGATTCCCAAGGAAGGCACCCGCTATCACTTTGTCGATCCGTGTTCCGGCAGGAACTGGTTTATGATTTGGGCGCTGTTCGACAAGGCCAACCGTTGTTTTATCTACCGCGAGTGGCCCTGCCCCAACGAGTATGTCGAGGGCGTCGGCTACCCCGGCATGTGGGCCGAGCCGGACGGCAAGAAGGCGGACGGCCGCCAAGGTCCCGCGCAGAAAGACTTCGGCTTCGGCCTAGAGCGCTATGTCGAAGAAGTCCGCAACGTCGAGAACGGCGAGCGCGTCTTTGAGAGATGGATGGACAGTCGTTACGGAAACGCGCAGACGCTGGCCAAGGAGCGCCCCACCACACTCATCGAGGAGATGAGCGACCTCGGCATGGATTTCACCGCCACGCCGGGAGACACGATTGATGAAGGTGTCGGGCTTATCAATGACTGGCTGCACTACAACACGCAGAAGCCGCTCGACGCGCTAAACCAGCCCAAGCTCTACATTTCCGAGAACTGCCAGAACCTAATCTGGTGTATGAAAGAATGGACAGGTGCGGACGGGAATAAAGGCAGCTCAAAAGATCCCGTAGATTTGGTCCGCTACTTGGTTCTTTCCGGCTGCAACAACGTCGAGGGCGACATCCTGCGCCCGCGTGGAGGAGGAAGCTACTAATGGCGCCCACGGGCATAGTTCCCCCACCCCCGCGCGTCCGCCCATGGCGAGGCCGCAGCAAAGAGCCGCCGCGTTGTGGCGTCTGTTCCAAGCAACTTCGCATCGACGACATCCATGGCGTGGACGAACAACTCGGCCCCATCTGCCGCGAGTGCGGGCCGCATGTCATCGTCGCCAACAGGGCCATGTATCCTTTCTGGATATAACCATTCGCCATTCGCAAACCCCGAACACAAACAGCTTAAAAATTATGCTATTCACGCAAAAAACCCAAACCATCCCCATCGACCGCTACCCCGTTTCTGAAGACGAAGAATTCGACTTCAAAGGCGCCCTCGCCTTCACCCGCGACCAAGCCCCGCCCTGCTGGCGGGCCGTCA